GGTCGTCGTGGCATCTACGATTTCAAAGTAGTCTGCGATACCACCAACAACACCCCTGAGATTATTGATCGTAATGAGTTTAGAGGAGATATCTATATCAAGCCTGCTCGTAGCATCAATTTCATTCAACTTAATTTCGTGGCTGTCCGCACTGGCGTTGCCTTCTCCGAAATTGTTGGCAAGTTCTAATAAATAAAGGAAAAGGAGAAATAACAAATGCCATTCAACGTAAATGATTTTAGAGCAAGTCTAGTTGATGATGGTGCACGTGCCAGTCTCTTTGAAGTAATGATGACGCTGCCCCCTGTATTGGGGTCAGCACCTCTAAGCCCTGATATCATTTTCAAGGCTAGAGCAACATCACTTCCAGGCGATGCCATGTCATCTATTGAAATCCCATACTTTGGGCGCACAATCAAGGTTGCTGGAACAAGATCATTCCCAGATTGGTCTTTCCAGGTTATCAATGATGAAAACTTCACCATTCGTAACAACCTTGAAATCTGGATGAACCAGCTAAACTCACATGTTGGTAACCTTCGTAATCCTGCTGCAAGAAGCGGTGTTCAGTATCAGGCACAAGCATACGTTACACAGTATGCTAAGACTGGTGAGATCATCAAGCAGTATATGATTTTCGGAGCCTTCCCAGTTGATGTCGCTGCAATCGACCTAGATTGGGCATCTGGTGACCAGATCGAAGAATATGGTGTTACATTTGCTTATCAGTGGTGGGAATCCGTATTCCCAATCCCAACCACCGACTTCGTATAATCAGCACTAAATATAACTATATCCTACGGGGGTTATCTCCCGTAGGATTTTAGAAGAAGGATATTATTGTGAAATTATTTGGTTTCCAAATAGGTGCTGACAAGGTCGATCCACGCTTTGATGATCAGCAAAGACAGAAAACATTTACCTTACCAGAGAATAACGATGGTGCGGTAACTGTTGCTGGTGCTGGTTATTATGGCACATACGTTGATCTTGATGGTACATTCCGTAATGAGACACAACTAATCACAAAGTATAGAGAACTATCTATACAACCAGAAGTAGAAACTGCCGTCGATGAAATTGTCAATGAGGCAATCGTAGTAGAAGATTCTGGTACCTCAGTAGAAATCAATCTAGACGAAGTTAAACTTACCCCACAACTAAAGAAGCGTATCGAGGATGAGTTCAACTATATCCTAAAGTTGCTTAACTTTGGTAATATGGGTCACGAGATTTTCCGCCGCTGGTATATCGATGGTAGATTGTTCTATCATGTCGTTATTGACGAAGCATTACCAGGCGCTGGTATACAAGAGGTCAAGTATATCGACCCACGCCGTATTCGTAAGATCAGAGAGATACAAAAGACTCGTGATCCTAATACTGGCGTAGAACTAATCAAAAGACAAATCGAGTATTACCTTTATAACGAAAAGGGAATGATTGGCGCAGGCACCAATCTAGGTGCAAAGATCGCCGTTGATTCTGTCGTTAATATCAATTCTGGTATCATGGATCCTAAGCAGACCATGGTGCTTTCTTATCTACACAAAGCAATCAAGCCATTCAACAATCTAAGAATGGTAGAAGATGCTACCGTTATCTATCGTCTATCTCGTGCGCCAGAGCGCCGTGTATTCTATATCGACGTTGGTAACATGCCCACAGTTAAAGCGGAACAGTATGTCCGTGATATCATGGTCAAGTATCGTAACAAGCTAGTATATGATTCCAATACTGGTGAAATCAAAGACGACCGCAAACATCTTTCAATGCTTGAGGACTTCTGGTTACCACGCCGTGAAGGTTCTAAGGGAACTGAAATCTCTACACTAGAAGGTGCTCGTAACCTTGGTGAACTAGAAGATGTTAAGTATTTCCAGACTAAGTTATACAAGTCACTAGGTATTCCAATCTCAAGACTAGAACAGAACCAGGGCTTCTCACTAGGTCGCACAACCGAGATTACTCGTGACGAACTAAAGTTTAACAAGTTCGTTACTAGACTCCGTAATAAGTTCTCTACACTATTTGATGATCTTCTAAGAGTTCAACTTGTTCTAAAGAAGGTTTGTACCGAAGAAGAATGGAATGAGATCAGAGAAGATATCTGGTATGACTATAAGAAAGATAATAACTTTGATGAACTAAAAGAGGCGGAACTACTAAACGCTCGTCTTGATACACTAATCAAAGTTGATCCTTTCATTGGTCGTTACTATTCTATCTTGTGGGTCCGTAAGAACATTCTCCAGCAGACAGACGAGGACATTGAGGAAATCAATGCTCAGATGGAACAAGAGAATGCCATACTAGCACAGCAACAACAAATGCAGATGCAAGCCGATGCCGAGGCACAAGCAATGCAGCAGCAACAAGATATGCAAAACCAAATTGAATTTGGTGCACAGCAGCAGATTGCCCAGGCTCATGTCCAGAAGGAAGTTGATAAGATTAATCCTGAGGCTGCCAATAAAGAAATGGCAAACAAAGGTCATGAAGCAACTATGATGGATAAAAAGATTGAACTTGAGCGTATCAAATCATCTAAGAAGCCAGCCGCACCAGCTAAGAAGCCTGCACCTAAAAAGAAATCTGTAGTTAAAGAAGCTAAAGAACTAGGCTTAATCTACGTTGGGTCTAATCGTTACGCCAATACAGAGGGTGATGTTACTCACCTGAATGAAGATGGCGTTTTGGTTCCTATTAACTAAATAATACAAGGGTATTTGAATTGTCACTCAAAAGTGTTAAAACATTAACAGCGGCACAGATTGCTAAGAAGTGGAATCTATCACTTGATACGGTCAAGCAACTTATCGATGCAGGTGCTAAGGTTGAGAAAGAACACACAGGCAGTTTAAAAGACGCCAAAGAAATTGCAAGAGATCATCTATCTGAAAGACCAGATTATTATAAGAAACTGTCTAAGGTAGAGAAGTCTAAGATATCAGAAAGTATCAGCACATCTGGTGTTAGAGGTTTAGGTAACGTTAGCGGTGATCCTGCTGTCATCAATTATGTGCAGCAATATATCAATAACAACTCTATGTCATACCAAGATGAAAACGGTAACAAGTTAAAGTGGATGAAGAAGCATCATAAAGGCCACGAGCATAACAAAGTTGGCTTTGATGAGTTTAATCCTACAAAACTAAAAGAAGGTATCTCTGCGGGACCTGAAAGAGAAGCAGACTACAGTATTGGTGATTCAACTGGTAATACTAGAAGATTGCCTAAGATAGACGAAGGTGAAAGACTAAAGAAAGCCAAGCGAGTAGCTATGGCGGGTATGACTGCTGCTAACATATATACCATGGGTGATGTTATGAGCAAAGCATCTTCTGGTCATGGCTCACCCAAAGGAGATGTTGTTAGAATGGCAACTACACTACCAGGTGCCGCAGGTTGGGGTGCTACAGGTGTTCATTATGCCAAAAAAGCATACGACTTTGTTAAAGGAAAAAAGATGAACGAAGAAAAGAACGACCTTAAAGACGCCTGCTGGAAAGGTTATACTGCCAAAGGTCTAAAGAAAAAAGGCGGTAAGATGGTTCCTAACTGTGTTCCTGTTGAGGAAGGTTGGGCATCAATTGGACGTCCATTTACTAAATTGGGTGATCGTAATCCTAATGCACATTTTTATGGTAATAAGCCAAAAGCAACTACCACAAAGAGCGACGAGAAAGACGATACTTATAAGGATTCAAAGCAGGGTGGTACTAACGTAAATAAGGTTAAACCTGTTAAGAGTGAGGCTTGGATGCCTTACTTCACACCACATCATAAGCATTCTGCTCGTTTGAATAAAGAAAAGTCAAACAAGCCAGATGTCATTGTCGATCCCGGTGGTAAAAAGGGACAAACGGTTTATGAAAACCTAAAAAAGGAAACTAAAATGGATACCAAAGAACACATTAATGAGGCTCTTGACAATATCCTAGAGAACAATCTTTCAGAAATGAAAGAGCATCTTCTTGCCGCTCTCCAAGAAAAGGCTATGGAAAAACTTGAGGAGAAAAAGAAGGATATTGCTGCTAACTACTTTGCACAGTAAGGATTAGATCATGAAAACACTCAAGCAACTAAGAGAAGAATATGATATTGCTTTACCTCAGGCATCTCCTGAGGATTTAGTGCTTGAGGATGTTTCTAAACCTAAGAGTGAGATTAAGTCACTATCAGATGTACCTTCACAGACAGCAATGCCTAATCTGCTAATGTTTAGACGCATTACTTATAGAAGATATCCTGGTAATCAGACTGTCGCTCTATACTATTCTAAGACAGTTGATAAGTATCTTTCTGTGCCATTTGGCCCTAAGGGTAATATCAACCTAAATGAAGCCTCTGTATATGATTCTATGGAAGAACTAGATTTGTATGAAGGTGCAAAGTGGGAAGCTGTTAAGGGTGGTCTAAAAGGTGCTGCACATGGAGCACTAAGAGGCGCTGCTAAAGGCAATGCTATTGCAGCCGAGCCTGGTATGGCTATCGGTGCAGTCGTTGGTGCAGCCCACGGTGCTTATAAGGGTGCCAAGACAGCATATAATAAAGCACAAGATATGGAAGAAGATTGGCAGGATGTCAATCGTAAAGATAAAACAGACGGTCTATCACAGAAGGCAGTCAATGCCTATCGTCGTGAGAACCCAGGTTCGAAACTAAAGACTGCTGTTACAGAAAAGAATCCTACAGGTAAGAGAGCATCACGCCGTAAGTCATTCTGCTCACGCATGGGTGGAATGAAAAAGCGTTTGACCTCTGCTAAGAATGCAAGAGATCCTGATTCACCAATCAATAAGGCACTACGCCGCTGGAACTGCGAGGAAGACTTTAAGTTGAAACTTGCAGAGAAGCGTATGGAAGAAGGTGTTATCGGTGATACCATTGAAAAGGGTAGAAAGTGGGCTCAAGATAAAGTAAAAGATTCCGCTACATTCAAAGCAGCACAAGAACTAGGACATAATCTACCTGGTTATGGTAATGTTAAAGCCGCCAAAGAGAAGTGGTCCAAGGGTGATACTTGGGGTGCTGCTAAAGAAGCTGGTAAGAGTGTAGCTAAAGCTGCTGCTACAGGTGCTGCCGTTGCAGGCGTTGGTGGTGTAGCAAGAGCCGCACTAAGTGGTGCCGCTAGATTAGTTGCTGGAGCCGCTGCTGCTAAAGCCGCTACGGGTGGAGATAACAAACCATCAAGTCAAGATACAGGCACAAGAATTTCTACCGATAACATTCAAAAGAGACACATCACAACCAAGTCACCAACATTTGATAGAGGTGATTCTGCTATTGACAAATCAAGACAGAAAACTCTACTAAGAAAAGATGCAGAGGCTTCAAACAAAAAGCAAGTCTCAGAGAACAAGATATCCGACCTTCGTCAGATGGTAAATGAAGGTTCTCACCGTCTTGATATGAAAATCAACGGAAGACCAGTTCATATAAATACCAGTATGGCTAAAAGAATCCTTGAAGTTTATGATTCGGTCAATACTAAGAACAAGAAGATTGTTGAAAGTATGCTAAACGAGGACCTTGAATCCTTCAAGAAACTACTAAACTTTTCAATAAAGGCATAATAGATGGCAAACGGCATTAACGAACACAAACTGATTGATAACAATCGTAGAGCATTAGTCAAGTATGTTGCAACTGTAGATTCTGCGGCTGCTAACGTTGTTCTACTAGATGTATCGTCATTGGCATATTCTTTGAATACCAATGGTAAGATCATGTCATCTAATACTGATATCAAATCTCTTTACAGAACACAGATCAAAAGAATTTGGGGACATGGTCACTATAAATCTGGTGGCTATACTTCACTTAGATGGGGTGGTACAAATACTGAAATCTGTCATGTAGGGACAGGTCAATTCGATTTTAACTTTGATGCCGAAGGTATGACTGGTGCCATTCCTGCTAACACCGCCGGTACTGGTGATATTGTTTACTCAACAACTGGTGTTGCTGCTGGTGATGTATTCACACTATTCATTGAACTAAAGAAAGACGGTCGTGATTATGATCAGGGCCAAACAGCCGACTCCGCAGCCTTCAACCCAACGAGACTAGCATAATGTCACATCTTATCGAAAGCATCCTAGACAAAAACTACGTTGTAGCTGAAAGTCATCTTAACGAAAAACTAAACTCTATTATGGAAAAGAAGCTATACGAAAAGAAGCGTATGGTTGCCGCCCAAATGGATGAAGTGATGGGTGGAAAAGATCCTGCTACTCTTAGAGCCCAAGGTTATCGTAGAGCCATTGATGTTCTTGGTTTAAGTCCTTATGATAAAGCAAAGGAAGCTGCTAAGAAAAGAGCCGAAGCAAGATCAAAAAAATCAAATCAACCAAAACAGACCGAAACTAAACCTAAGGCAGCAGAAACAAGTGCCGCTCCAGAGGTCAAAATTGAACCAGATGAAGTGAAAAAGAAAGAAACACCAAAAAAGCCTGAGTATAAAAGACCAGGCATGTTGAGAAGAAACATCAATACATTACAGGGTCGTGAACCAGGTTATGTAGCACCAAAAGATGAAAAAGATATGCAGAGAGGTGGTAAAGTAGGTAAAGCTGCTCGTGCCGTTCTAACAGGGTTAAGTGGCTACGGCTCTATGGCCGAAT